AAAAAAACGCGGGTATTCTTGGGTAAGGCTGTAACAATTCTTCTCAAGGTTGGGAAGTGCAGAGACGCAGACCACTTTACCAATTTTTTAATGACTGACCCCGAGCTTACCGCAGGGACGGTTAAGGAGATAGAACTAGAAAACGCGGCTCCAAAAAAAATACCCGATTACGTTTTCGATATTCATACATCGGAGGGAAGGCGGGCCGGGAAAACTAAAAAAGATTTTTTCAAAGACGAATACAACGCATTAAAAAACAGGCAAAAGGGCCTGTTTGACGACATGGTAGATAATCTCTAGGAAGGGGGTAGTTATGGAGTTATCAGCGGCTGTAAAGGAGAAACTTGGGGAAGCGGTTCAGTTGTGGTCCGACAATGACCAGGGAGCATAGCACGGAAAACCAAAAAACCAAGCGAGTAAGGCAGAAAAGAAACGGCTATAATTAAAAACATATAGCCGTTTTTTATTGCTAGGTAGCAAAAAGCGAAAAAAGGTAGTATATTTAATAAACAGGATTGCGAGAGAGGGAGAAAATGGGACAGAAAAAAGAAAAAAAACACCCAGGAGGAAGGCCGACAATATACGATCCGTCATACGCTGACATTCTCCCAGATTTATTCAAAGACGGACAATCGGTAATAGAGGTATGCGTAGAGCTTGGCATACACAAGGATACTTTTTATGAGTGGTGTGGTAAACATAAAGAGTTTTCCGACGCCTATGCACTAGGTTTGATGTATTCGGAGGCTTGGTGGCAGAGATTAGGCAGGGCGGGGGCCGCTGGCGCGAAGGTGAACCCTCCTATGTGGCGAATGAATATGATGAACAGATTCAAATGGACTGATCGAATAGATGTAACCGCAGATGTAGAGACTCTAAACAAAACAGAAGTATTAAACGAAAGTATAAAAGCATTAAGTTATGATGAAAGAAAGAAACTTGCCGAGGAATGGCTTGAAAAGCATAGAAACAGAGCTAAGTGAAGAAGATTGGGTAGGTATTATTGAACAGCTTTCCAGGGAGGAAGTAGCGCCGAAGTTTAATGAGTGGCGCAAGCCGTATGCCTATAAGATCGCCTATGGCGGGCGCGGGGCTGGAGCCAAGACCGAATCTGCAATGTCTCTTGCGGTGCAATTCGGGGAGAATCCGCAGTATTTCGGTAATAGGGTGAATATCATAATCACCCGAGAGATACAAAACACCATCGATCTGTCATCCTTTGAAGCGGTAAAGAAGAAAATCCAAACCCTTGGATATTCAGGATGGCGAATAACTAATAAGTACATCGAAAACACGAAAAATGGCTCGCGGATTTCGTTTCGAGGTCTATCTGATCTTACCGCGGACAACTTTCGATCACTACAGGACGTAGACATTCTGATCTGCGAGGAAGCGCACGGCATTGGATATAAGGCATGGAATACTGTCCTACCGTCGATGCGAAAGGCAAAGGTCGAGGTGTGGGTGTTGTTTAACCGCGTGCTTGAGATAGACCCATGCTATGATATATTTGTGCTAAACGAAAGGCCGAATAGTTGTATACTTGCGTTAGAGCCTGGGAATATAGACAATCCATGGTTTGATCTTTCATCGCTACCAGAAAAGCGCGCGGCTGATTATGCCCGCGACCCAGACGAAGCCGCACATATATGGGAAGGATTGCCGAGAAAGCAGGGCGCAAATGCTGTTATGAACCGTCTTGATGTACTCGCGGCCATGGAAAGGAAAATCGAAAACCCCGAAGGAGACGATGCTATAGGAGTAGACGTAGCGCGGTTTGGAAGCGACTCGACGCAGATATATCGGCGAAAAGGGTTAAAGGTTATTGCAGGGGAAACAATGACCGGGTTTGATACCGTACAGATAGCAAATAAGGCGTGGGAGATTGGCGGGATAGATATAAAGTACAACATCGACGGCGGTTATAACCCAGGTGTGATAGATGTTATGCGCGGACGAGGGGCAGACGTTACGGAAATACAGTTCGGCGGTCGCCCGAGCAAGCCGGACGAATATGCAAACCTAGCGACTGAAATGTGGTTTGAGTTTCCCGTCAAGGAAGCCGACATTCCGAATGATAAAGAGCTACTGGTACAGCTAACCGATAGGCGATATGGGTATGACAGCAAGGGGCGAAAAATAATCGAGCCGAAAGATGCGTACAAGAAGCGGAACGGAGGAAAGTCGCCCGATAAAGCCGACGCGCTAATAATGGCCTACTATAGGCCGAAGAAAATCGTAGACGATGACATACGCGCACAAATGGCCGCGCTCCGCGCAAGGAACTGACAGAATAGCGCAAACCGTGGTATAATACCGCACTAGAGGTGAATACATGGGACTTATAACCAGTTTCCGCGAGTTCTTCGCCAGGCGAACCAGGGACAACGATGTATCGAGAACCCAGCCATTGCGCCCGTATGAAAGGGACAATACGGGTGGAATGCCGATAAACGAAAAGCTGATAACGGGGTTATATCGCGGAACGAATGAGGGCCTACAGTTTGCCTCTCCGCTTGCGGTAACTCCCGTCAATGTCCCTGTAAACCTTGTTTCGATCCCAACGCCTACTGCGAATGATGAGATAACCAAGGAAAGGATAAAACGTCTTATTGATGAGAAGAAAGAGGATTTTCCGATCATCGAGAGAACCAAGTGCGCCTATGGAACGGCCTGGCGTTGGGCCTGGTACGATAGCAAAAACATGGCGCTTGTTTGGGAGGCAATACCGGACGCTTCAATTTGCGATATAGAGGTCGATACCTTGAGCGGCGAGATAAACGCCATCTATACGCACGATCGCTTCAAAATAGCCGTTGGAGAAAACAAGGCGGCTTATGTTGAGCGTAGGAGGAAGATAACTCGGGAACAGGTAACGGTTAAGTGGGAAGGGGACGCGAACGCACGAGGGACGAATCTTTCGTACACTGGCAGGAACGTATTCGGGACGATGCCAATTCCGTTCGGGCGAGACTGCGGAGAGAATGAGCATCGAGGCCATTCCGTTCTTGCGAGGAACATGAGATCATATCGCGCTCTACATGAGATCGAGCTAAAGCGGGCGCAGATACTTGCAGACTTCAACCCGAAATTAAATATAAAAACGACAAGCGTTAAGAGCTGGCTTGATAATAACGGGCTTACGGACATACTTCACGCCAACGATACGGTATTCGAGTCTCGACTTTATATCGGAGAGAAAGACGACACGATTGATATAACTTATTTGCCGTCAGACGCAACCAAGCCCCATTCGGACGCGATCAAGGAGCTTACGCATAAGATCGTGATAGGCTCCGAGGTGCCGGAGATATTCTGGGGAACCCTAGCAACCGGAAACGAGGCGTCGGTAGACTCTCACCGTGATCTGGCGAGCCAGTACATAGCCGCGCTCCGTGATGAGGATTCGCGCCCCTACGAGCGGCTTTTCAACGACTCGTTGCGGATACTCTCATTCGTAGAGCAGACAAGGTACGGCGCTGTAACGATGGGATGGGGACGTTTCGAGATGGTTTCCACGCTTGTTAAGTCGCAGATACTGGCGAACGCTTCGGCGGCTATCTCACAGATCGTAACCAATGCCGGAGGGACGAAAGAGGACGTGCTGTACTTCTGGCGAATGTTCTTCCCCGATCTACCAGAGACGGACATATCAGCGTTTACGGCAGGAATCAAGGACATGGCTAAACACGCGGCCTTCGCGCGAACCGATATGTACGGGCAGACTGGAAGCAATGACGAGGAGTGAGTATAGCCGAAAGAAGGCGGCGGTACGAAATGCGGGATTGAAGGAGACAATGGCAAGGACAGCCGAGGCTCGTCGTATGTATCGCCGACAGCTTGAGAAGGTGAACCGTGTCGTCGTGAAATTACCGAAGGGAAAGCTGTCGGAAGAAAGCATCGCGCGGATTGACGGAGTGATAGACAAGCGTGAGTGCGTAGAGAAGTTGACCGCGATTGTTTCCGGGGCGAGCCTAAAGATGGCGCGACGTGTTGTATCTGTAGACGCAGACTATATCACGGACGCAGGGAAGGAAGCCGGGGTAGAGTTTAGCGGACTTAAAGAAGCATTTGACCGGATCGCGCGTAAAGCGACCGAGAGGAACAGGCGCACTGCTTTTGTTTTTAGAAACTCCACGAAGTACAATCTGTCAGAAGCGGTTTGGAACGCAGTAGAGGGGTTCAGCGACAAACTGAAAGCTGTAGTAGAAGCCGAGTTTGCGCGAGGGACAGACCCAGTGAAGATTGCAAGACTGCTAGAAGAATATCTGGAAAGCGGGGATGAAGGTATCATCCTTGGGAGATGGGGAGAGATGGAACCAGGGATGAGCGACTACCGGAAACGTATCGGGAGAGGTGGCGCAGATTACAGAACGCAGAGACTGGTGCGCACGGAGATATTCAACACTATACGTAACGCAGATATACGGAGCGGAGCGGCGAATCCAGGGACAACGGGGAAGTGGCGATGGGTGATGGTGGCTTCGCGTGGGGACTGGGACTGCGATTGTCCAAGCCGCGCCGCAGGAGGGCCGTATACCCAGGAGCGCGTTCAAGAGCTTGTAGACACTGCACACCCAAATTGCTTTTGTCGAATCGAGCCAGAGCTAATGGAACACGACGCTTTCATCGAATCGCTACTAGACTACGTTGACGGGAAAGATACAGCAGGAGCGCGCAGAATAGAGGAATGGTCAGGACAATATGACGTTATAGCGGCATAACTGCGTAAAACAGAAAAGATTGCGTTAAACGCAAAGGAGTGGTATAATACCGACATGAACAGAATCTTAGAGAAGCCAGTGTACTTGAACATCAAGAAACTGGAAGAAAACGCGATACCGATGCCTAATATCGATGACGTTCCGATTCTGTTGAACGCCAAGGCGCTTTCCGAGATACAGCGTGACGACGAGGAGCCGTACTACAAGATCGAGGCAATCGAGTATCCATGCGAGGGTGCTGGCGGCGTATACGAGAAAAGTTTCTTCAAAAGTTTTATCGACGTAACCAAAAATCGCCCGATTCCCGGGAGCAAGCGAGGGCATGAGTTTACCTCTAGGCCATCGTCTGACTTTTACATGATCGGCGGGAGCATGGTTGACAACGCCGACAAGAAAACAGGCGTCGCATACTTCAAAATGTACATTCCCAAGAAAGGCGACCCGACGGACAACTACGGATTCATTCGCGATTGCCGCGCGAACATTGTCCACTTCTCGCTCGTAACCCAGCCCGAGTACAACGTCAGGCGCGACGAGGACGGGCAGGAGAGGCGGCACTTCATACGCCATGTCGCGTATGAACGAAACGACGCGGTAGAATACGGAACAGGGGCAATGAGCCAGGTGGTGAATGCCGCGAACGCTTCGGGCGACAAGGTTCAGGGCAAGAGCGTCGCGAAGGCAAAGCGGCTAATCGAGGCGGGCAACTACGATTCATCGTCCTCGTGGAGTTTCAGCGCGGCCGACGGCGACAAGATGCTCGGTTCAGAAAAAGACGACTGGGGCAATTACGCTTCCTGGCACATGGTCGAGGATACGGCCGCGAGCGAGGAAACGAAGGCGAGATATAAGTATCCCTACGGGAAGAACGGAAAGGTGTATCGTTCCGCGCTACGCGCTATAGCGTCCCGCGCCGCGACCGCCGATCTGAACGAACTGTCGGATACGGCAACGGAGCTGATAAAGCTCATAGACGAGAAACGTAAATCAAACGGAGGACGAAAGATGGAACTGAACGAAGCCATCGAAACCGTCGGTAACGCCATCTCGAACGGTGCGGCCAAGATAACCGACATCGCCAAGTCGTGCGGATTCGCCGACAAGATGCGTAACGAGACGGACGAGAAGAACGCAGAGATCGCCAGGTACGTCAACGAAAAGTTCGGGGACAAGTACAAGGACAAGATCGAGGGCATGATCGACGAGAACAAGAAGAACGCCGAAGCCATCGCCAGGGCCGCCGTGATCGAAGCCTACGGGAACGCCGAGGAAACCATCGGCGACAAGAAGGTGGAGAACGCCGCGCATACCTACGCGATGAAGGTATGCAACGGCAAGACGGGAGACGATCTAAAAGCGGCCATCGAATCGCTCAAGAACGATTCCGTCATGTCGGCGATTCTCGCTAGTCGCGCTGACCCTTTCAACAAGGTCAATGCGATCGAGTCGAACGGAAACGGTGATCGTAAGATCATCGAAGCGTAAGGAGGAAGAAACATGGCTAAGGCTTACGTAGTCAAGGAAAAGAACGATCACGTACGGCTGTACAACGGGTCTGGTTCTGCCATCGCGCAGGGCGATTTCGTTGTCCTGGGCGAGCTGTGCGGCGTCGCCGACGAGGACATCGCGAATCTCGCTGTCGGATCGGTACACGTCGAGGAAGGTCTTATCGTCCAGGCGAGCGAGTTCGTTACCGGGGAGGACACCTTCAACACCCCGCACCAGCTCGTTTACTTCGATCCGTCCACCGGGGACTTCTCGGACACCGCCGCCGCGACCTATCGCGTTGTCGGCCAGCTCCAAGAGGTAAAGTCGGGCGGCGTGATTCGGTTCATGAAGTTCCGGCGCGCCCCGCTCGTCGCGACCTTCGCGGGCCTGTTCGATGTCAACGTTGCTGGCGTTACCAACAACGATACCCTCAAGTACGACACCGCAACCGCGAAGTGGATCGATGTCGCGGTCGCCGACTAACGGCAAGGAGAAAAAAGAATGGACGATACTATGATTCTGACCAACGAAAAGCTAATCGATCGCCGGGTTGCCAATACGGAGCGGCGAATCGCTCGCGTGGTTCTCGGCAACGGACGGGACAACAAACGGCGTGGCAATCTCGAGTTCTCGCCCGGAACCGAGTTCACCAGCAAGGTTCGCAACTGGGCGAACAGCGCGGCCCGCGACGAGCTGTACCGGAACATGAAGGCGCTCTCCGACAAGATCGCCGAGACCGAGAAAAACGCCTCGCCGTCCCCGGCCGACCTCATGACGTACCTCGAGTACGTTCACATCGATCTGGTGCGGCTCTCCGAGGACAACGCGGATTACTCCTCGTTCATCTACAACGTCATCAGCCGCCCCGACGCTACCGACCCGACCAAGCTACGGGATTTGATCCCCTACGTCGGCAAGAAGGAAGTCATCAGCGGCGAGAACGACAGCGTACCGATGATCGAGGAAAACAACGCGCAGGGCGCTTCCGTCAATCTCGATTTCAAGGCGTTCGGCCACAAGTCGAGCATTCGGAACCTGGTTATGAACCCGAACGCGACTACCCAGCGTATCCTCGAGGCCGCCGCGACCATCGACATCGATAGCCGAAACAACGACATCATCGGCCATCTCGTGGGGCTTACCTATCCGGCCAAGCAGACCCAGGCGTTCGACAGCACCGGGTCAACCCGAGACGAAAAGCTCTACAATACGGTCGTCGCCGCCATCAAGAAGCTCGCCGCCCTCAAGCATCCGCTCACCGGACAACTCCTTTCCGGTATCGGCGCGTTCTCGGGTGGCCTTCGCATTCTCGCCCATCCGGCCGACGCCTGGGAGCTTGAGCGCGTAATCCGCGGTCAGCTCGAGGGCAAGGGCGGCACGGCGGCCAACCGTTCCCGGCTTCCCATCGCTGACATCATTCCGTACGGCGGCGGCGTGATGAACGGCCTTACCTGGGCCGGAAAAACCCTTTCGCTCCCCGGCGTCACGCTCGGAACGGCGTATCTCTATATGCCGAACCGCCTCGCGGGATTCGTCATCGACAAGATCGCCCAGACGATGGAGACGGGTTCCGGCTCCGTTCTCCAGCTCTCGACCGAGGAGCGGGCCTGGTACAGCGTCAACGGCCTGCACCACTCGTTCTTCACCGGAGGCGCGGAGACCAATACCGATTCCGGTGAAGGCTGTATCGTGAAGTTCGCCACCGCGTAACAGCGGCAAAGCGAAAAGAAGATGCTATGGGTGGGGTCTTGCAAACGCGGGGCCTCACCCTTTCCTGTAGAGAGGTAAAACATGGCAGAGGTATGGTCGAGTTTGAAATCTGTACGCATGAAAATCCGCGACCCGCTCGGAGTCATTGACCTAGACCATGTTACGAACCAGGCCGCGCTTCCCGTAACCCCTAAAAGACAGACTGCGTATCGAGCTGACGATACGGGGACGTATTGGCAGTTTGACGAAGGAATACAGGCGTGGGGAGCGAAGGATATACGGGTCAGCGATGAAACGTTAAACGCCATCATTGACGCGAAGGGAGTTACCGGGGCTGTTGGCCCAGCGATAGACGAGATTATCGCCGGACTTTACTCGGAGTTACCGCTAGTGCAGTCGTCAAGCGGATCTGAAAGCTTTCAGTTTGT